CACTGGTGGTGTGTCTTGTATAAACGTTGTGTTCAACGTAGGTGTAGAAGTGAATTTTTGTGCAAGATGCCAGGCATCAATAGTTCCAGCAGCAGTAGAACGGAACAGACTTGAAATGCGGCTAGGATAATATCGGTATTCTGCCCAGCGTTCTTGATAGCCAAATACATCATTATCCCCAGAGCCACCTGTAACATATATTTCCTTATTAAGTACAGCTTGTTCGCCAAGTGTGGCAAAAGCTGGGAAGTAAAAGTCATAACGTGTTGACCGACTCCACATACGTTGCAATCCTTGCTGGTATGTAAGATCGGCACGTACTGACACTAAACCAATAATTACGCCGTGTTCAGTACTCGAGTAAGTAAAGCCATGATTATGAGCCAAGGCAGTACCCATAGCAGCAAGTGTGCCCATAGGGGTAGTAGTTCCACTAGCATTAGTACCCGACGTTTGAGCGATCGGATTAATATTAATATTGGTTGATCCACCCCCGATGTACTCGGGACGCTGTAAGCGAGCATCAGGAGAAATAACACCAAAATGTGACCTAATAATTTCAGTATAACGTGTACCTCCGCGTGCATCACGCTCCAAAAGTTTTTGGATTTGAAAGGATTGACGTAATTGATTAATTGTTGCGGAAGTCGCAGCAGATAGGTCAGCATATAAGTTTGTATTAAAAGGTGAGGTTGCAGCAGTACTCGTCTTTTTAAATACAGTCGAGCTACTACCAGAATAATTCAACGTAACATCATAAAACCCAGCATCATTTTCTTGGGTATTTATATGTGTATATTGATTAGATGGTGAATAAACAGGTGCTGTTGTGCCTAATGGCAACGTAACAGACGCACCTTTTTGTGGCCAAGGTAACGCACTTGTAAAATAATCTTTCCGTTTGCCACGACGTAACAATACATAATCAGATGCATTATCAGGTCCATCGTTCAAATCTACATGTACAGAATTTTGTAAATTTTCATCTCTGAACCACTCGTTATAAATTAAATTGTACGCTCGAGGCCAAAACGCACAGTGCGATACAGTATTTGATCCTGTTACTTGACCGACAGTGGGTAACCCCATGTAATCTTGTAAAGAACCTATGGCGTATCCACCAGCTGGGGATACTTGTTGGGGTACAACATAAGAAATCGAACTATTTGGATTTGCTTGTTGACCCATAAATTTTTGCCAATTGTTCCAAATTAATCTATTTGGTACAAAGAAAAAGAATGAATCTAAGTGCATGTTATCCATAATTGGATAAAGCGGAGTTGCAAGACGGGCAAATGCCGTCATATTCAGGCGAAACGTATCGCCTGGCAACATTTCGTCTACATATACAGGTACTAAGTAGCCGGCATCGAAAGTAGTTTTATGTGTTGATTGACAGTCAAATGAACTCCGAGGGATATCAGCCTTCGGAATCATTGTAAATTGATGAACATCTACTGACTTATTACGATGCATGTTATCGAGCTCCTTATTGTTCCGACCCAAAGATAATACCCTTTGAGTCGGTTTGTTTTAAATCATTCCTTAGGTATTTTTACTTGTTTACCTAAAGATAACAGTTTTGGTTGATCATGTAAAGCAAATAACCCTGTATTGTCATCAAATTCGCCAAACTCATATAAATCAAAGTCATCAGGGTGATTATGTAGCTGGTTATCAGCATCAGCTCGATTAACTTCGTCGCTAAAGCTCCTAATTGCGACACCAACAGAGGGAACAAACATTGGTCGACCGTAAGCATCCGCTGCCCGGTCTTTTACTGAACATAGTACTAATTTCATGAGGTTTATCCTTAAGTGAGGTTACGTTTAAGTTTTTGAAGTTTTGCCTTCGTTACTTGCTCTTTTACTAGCAAGCGCTCAGGAGTATTATCTTCATAATTTAGTTTAGCAGACTTTTCTCGGAAGTAAAGTAGTTCGTCAAACTCATATGGATTATCTATTTTATAGTTTTTATCATAATACTTTGGAGGTTTGACTTTTTTTCCACGAATTACCACGTAATCGTGAGGATACACATCGGAAGTGTATTTTTTGTACCATTCGTAACCTATACCGGGTTTTAGACTCATTTTCGTAAACTCGGGTTTACGTGTAGTGATTTCCCCTGATTCAGGGTCAATCTCAGTGTAATGTTCTTGAGCGTTTTTTCCAGTTACCTTTTTCATAATGTATCGAGCCACGTAGGCTGCGGATTCGAAAGTAACATCTCCAATGGAGGAATAACCAAATGGCCAGAGTAATTCAAGGTCTTTGGATCGATATAAGAGACTATTAGCGGAAGTCCGTTTCCATAATTTCTTATCATCGAAATCGAGTCCGAAGATACAGGCGTGCCAGTGCGGACGGCCAAGGTTTTCACCATATTCTCCAGCCATGTAATAACGTATTCTTCGTCCAGGATACCGCTTTCGTAATCTTTTAATAAAGAGCTGAAAGTCTCGATAGTGTAGTGATCGATCGCTTGGGATATGGTCATCATTGTAAGTGAGGGTTATAAAGCAGTTTTGTGTATGCATTTGTGCTTCATGCATACATCTAATAGCCCACTGACGTGAGCGTTCTAATCTGCAGCCAACACATTGGCCGCAGGGTAAATTCAAGGAGCGTGATATATCGTGTCTTTTCAATTCTGAAAAGACTATTGATCCATCAGTGCATTGATAAGCACTTATTGGGTGATAACAAGGCATGTGAGGTGCCTGGGGGCTTTTTTAGAGCCTCCAGCCTCCACGTTGTGGAGATTTTTGCATGTTTGCTGATTTTGTTCGTCTAGCGTTCTTTCTAAAAGAACGAGCTGAACGACGTTTATTAACAGGTTTTCTATACATCATTTTTATAGCTCCTTTTATCGTACAGTTTAGTTTTGGTGTCACCTAGCACAGTTACATCAAGTAAGGTAACTGTGCTACGGCTTATTCAGCCGCCTTTTCAGGGGTTGTTTTAGCCACTTCTACGACTTCGGCAGTGGCTTTTTCGACCAAACCGAGTTCCTCGGCTTCTGATCGATTATCCGAATTTTCTAAAAATTCGATTAATTGGGCAGGGTCGTTATTAAACCTTGCCCGAATTTGGGCTGGTAAAGCCTCAAATTCATCTTGAGCCGCGATAACGCGGTTCAAAGCAGTATGGTAATCACCGATACCGGTGAAATCGCCATAACGTGGCGATAATGGGCTTTCAGGTAAAAGCCCTGTAATATTAAATTTTTCAAGAATCGTGTTGATATCACACTCATCTTTATGGTGCTGCTGAGCCAGGGATGGCTCCTCACAAGCCAAACCTGACTCATTTGACGCAGCATCTTTATCATAGTTATATGGGGTACGTAAAAAAACAGTGTTTTTTGACATTTTTATTTCCTTGCAGGGGTTGGTCGTGGTACTGGATTTTTAGCTCTTGGCAATCCTGTTGAAGTTCTTCCTCTATTAACTGCACCGGATAATCTATCAATAATTCCGGCTGCAGAACTTCCAATTTGAGCTTGTTCTTTAGTTTGATAAGCACTGGGAAATTCTCTAAAATATTTCCCTTTTGATCTTGCTTCAGGTATTTCACCTAAACGCTGAATCATTTCTTTGTTTCGTTCTACGGCTTCTAATGCCGATGTATATGTTTTTTGTGCCGATGCAACGGCAGTTTGCTCACGCAATAACATTTCTTGTTGTATAAGATTCTTGGTTTCTTGACGAATCTTTGGATCGTTAAGTAATTTCAACATAGTATCTGCTGAAATATTCTTAACGTTTTCTTTATTAACGTCTGCTTGAGTTGTTTTTAACTCAAGATCAGCCTCTATATTAGCCATAGTTGCAGCCGAAGTTGCAAAACCTTCGGCTGGATTTCTAATTTGGGCTTGCTGTCCAACAGCAGAAGCGCCAGCAGGAGTACCTGCACCCCCTTGCGTATATGCAAGCATTGGGTTTAACCCAGCTTTCATTAAATCTTGCACAGTAGTTTGATACTGTGTGGATCGCATACGCTCTTGAAAATCCATTTGTGCTTGCGATTGAGCAGCACTAAACATATTAGCTTGACTAGCTATATCTTTAGATGTTTGATTGGTGAGAATACCACCCAATAACTGGGCACCCCCACCAATCAATGCATTTGCTATTCCGCCAAACATATTAGAAATGATCGATTAAGCCAGGTACGCTGTACATTGGCATTGGTCGTGCTTTTTTACAATCAAAAAAGCTATCAAAAATAAATTGTTGTCCGTTAGCTGCTGAACCCACTGCTACTACTCGACTCACTGGTGGTGTGTCTTGTATAAACGTTGTGTTCAACGTAGGGGTAGTAGTGAATTTTTGGGCAAGATGCCAGGCATCAATAGTTCCAGCAGCAGTAGAACGGAACAAACTTGAAATGCGGCTAGGATAGTATCTGTATTCTGCCCAGCGTTCTTGATAGCCAAATACATCATTG